AACAGGAAGAATTGAATGAATCTTACCAACAATCTAAAAGAGCTAAAAAAGAGAGAGAAAAACCCTAGGGGACCCAGAGGGACCCAAAGTCCTACAAAAAAGCATCTGATGCTTGACAAATTATAATATAATCTATATATGTTACCCATGAAAGCGATAATGAATCTAGCATCATTTTATGTGGGTATGGTGTATGGATATATAAAGATAAAAATAATCCTACATAGAAAGGAAAAGTTATGAGTAAAAAAACTAATGGTAATTTAACAACTATATTAGGGCAAAGAACAGACTATGCCAATTATAAAGCTGTTAAAGTTATGTTAGAAAAGAACTTGAGTAAGTTCAATTTACTTGATGACAATAGAGATATTGATGAAGCGCACGTAGCAATGCTGGTTGTATCTATTCAAAGATTTGGTCAGCTTATGCCTATTGTTGTAAACGAAGACATGGACGTGATCGAAGGACAACATAGGCTTAAAGCATGTATGGAATTAAAAATTCCTGTTGCGTATATTATCAGTCTTAAATCATCTAGTAAAGACATAGCTATAATGAATAACTCTCAAAAAGGCTGGAAAAATAAAGATTATATAAAACATTTCAGTCATAAGAATCATAGCAACGCTTCTACATATAAGAAGATTGCAAATTTCTTTAAGAGTTATCCCTTACCGTTCTCTATAGGTATCACATTACTATCAGGTGATGGCGACCAAGCACTACAAACAGGTGCTGCTAAAGGTGTCATGCCTAAATTTAGAGATGGAAGTTTTAAGATTGCTAACATGGAGAATGCAGAGTTAAAAGCAGGACAACTTTTAAAATTAAAAGGTATCGTGCCTCAACTCGTACAGATTAGAAAGTTCTGTATGGCATTTTTGAGATGTAGTAAGATTGAAAACTTCAAGATATCTACTTGTTATGATCAAATGAAAAAATATCATAATAGATTCGGTCATCCTGGAAATCAACAGGAATGGATCGATGAGTTCTGTAAAGTTTATAGTTATAAACTTAACAAGGAAAATAAAATCTCTCCTCGTAAAGAGGGGTTATAAGGTGATGGGCCTTCGGGCCCACACTCAAAAATTATGAAGAAAAACGATAAATATAAATATATTACGGGTACACAGATAACGGACCAAGGATCAAGGACCTACGATATAAATGGTTCTAGACTTCCGTCTGTGACTACGATATTAGGCAAGACCAAAAATCAACAATTTTTAAAAGACTGGAAGGCCAAAGTTGGAGAACAAGAAGCAGAGCGAATCAAAAATCTATCTTCTAAGCGGGGGACATCTATGCACAAATTCTTGGAGAATCATATTACAGGAGTTGGCTACGATGATCTTACAGGGATCGGACAAGAGGCGAAGCCCATGGCCCAAAAAATTATTGAAGAAGGTTTGCTGCCTGTGGAAGAGTATTACGGCTCTGAAGTTACACTATATTATCCTGGCCTTTATGCTGGGAGTACTGATCTCGTTTGTAATCACAACGGGATGGATACCATTATAGACTTTAAACAAGCAAATAGACCTAAAAGAATTGAGTGGATTGAGGATTATTTTCTACAAATAGCCGCGTATTGTATGGCACATGACCATGTTTATCAATCAGAAATTAAACAAGGAATCATTATGGTCTGTACACCTGACCTATATTACCAAGAATTCAAGTTTCAAGACGCTGATTTAAGGTCTTGGAAACATAAATTTTTAAAAAGATTAGATATGTATCATGAACTTAAATTTGATGAGAAAGAAATGATGAAACAAGGAGACTTAAAAACTTTATTAAAGGAGATGACCGATGGAAAATAAAAAGAAACCAAGTGTTTATATTGCTATGCCATGTTATGATTCAATGAGAGTTGAGACCTGTGTATCTTTGTTAGATACTTACTCAGTCTTAGGTAAAGCTGGAGTTAAATGTCAGTTTAAATCATTTAGATCATCACTCGTAACGCACGCTAGAAATCTTGCGACGTGTGGATTTTTAGATTCTGGATGTGATTATATGTTATTTGTAGATGCTGATGTAGAGTTCTCACATGAAGCGGTACTTAGAATGTTAGTGCCGGAGAAAGATATTGTATGTACTCCTTATAGGGTAAAGAATAAACCTGGAGTAATAGATTATGCTGTGTCTTACCCTGATCCCGATAATGTAAAGATATTACCTTGGGATTTAATTGAGATTAATGAAGGTCCTGCTGGACTGATGCTTATCCATAGACGGGTATTTGAATTTCTAATGATTAAGTTTCCTCGATTGAAATGTGAGTTTCCTCCTGAAAATATTAAATTGATTAATGAGGAGATAGGAGCGGTTAATGAAGGAGCTTCTAAGTATATGTGGAATTTTTGGGATACAAGTTTTAAAGACCATGTTTATAGAGGTGAAGACGTAGCGTTCTGTAATCTAGCTAAGAGAGCTGGGTATAAGATATACGCGAATCTGGACTCATGGACCACGCACCACGGATCATGGGGCTGGAAGGGCCGATTTGGAGACCTATTAGCTAAAAAGGAGGACAAATGAGAGAGCAAATATATAAAACCTTGATGTTGAAGTACCAATATGAAATGGAGGATTCTCTATTAAAAATAGACTGCCTCTTAACTACTCAACAAGCTGTAATTGTAGATCACACTGATATTACAGGAGAGGTTGACAAATTGTTACATAAAGTTGCTGATGCCAAAGAGAATATGGCAATATTGAGGCAATATTATGGCACAAATTAGACTGGACATTTTACATAAGAGTTTCTACAGATAATTTAGTGTTAGTAAAAAAAAACATGAAAAAAAAGTGTCTTTATGTCCAAAAAGAAAAAAAGATAGTAATACCAATGCTTTTAAGCCAAAAAACAGGACATTTTAGTGGACATTTTTTTTAAAAAGGACATTATATAATGTCCATAGCAGTGGTGCCTTTCGCGCGCGCGAAACCGGTTAACATTCAGTGATTTATCTGGTAGAACTCTTATATGCCTAGGAAAAGAAGAAAACAAGTTGTGACTCACGCGTCTCCCGACATACCTTACCCTAAAGTTCGAGTGGAGTGGATTGATATTTTGAGCGACTCGGGCTGGGCTAGCGATAAAGAATTTGATAAGATGAGGTTAAGCTTTCCTGTTAATGAAGGTTGGCTATACAACAGAGATAGACACGCAATTAAATTATTTGCATCATATGATAAAGAAGATGATGGTACGTTTACTTTTGGGGATCGGACGATGATTCCTTTGTCTGTGGTAAAGAAGATTCAGAAACTTTAGGAGCATCTATTGCCTCTCCCTCAACAGTCTTTGCATTCAACAGAGGTTCGTAATCGTCTAGGATCTGTTTCATTTTTAATTCTAGTTCCTCTTCTGACATGTCTTCTAGTTTACCAGTTTTTATTATTTTTCTGTCTATGTATAGTCCTGCTGCCTTTCCTCGATTTGTTTCTGCGTTCACAGCAGAAGAGAAAGAACCTTTCTTAAGTGCTAACTCTTTAATACGAGCAAGTTCAGCTACATGCCCTTCATAACTTACTTCAAATTTTTTAAGTCTCTCTTCTTTAAGCTTACCTACATATGCTGCCACAAGCGGTGATAGCCTTGGATTCATTAGTTCTGATCCTTCTTGTCTAGCTCTCTTTTCAGAGTATCCTGCTAGTTTAGCTGCTTCTCCTTGGGAGACTGGTCCGTCTGGTCCACCAAATACGATGAACTCTGCGAATCTTTTTTGCATTTCTGTTAATCTTTTAGGAACTCCCATAGTTGACAATTTAAGGTAACTATCCTATATTGTCAATATATGAAAGATAACAAAAATAAAGATAAAAAAGGTGCTTTAGACTTAAGTCTTATTATCGACCAACACAAGAGAGAAATTTGGGCTTACAAAATGAAAGAGTCTGAATGGATTAAAACTAAAAATCAATTGGATGGTCATAAGAGCATTGTGAATGAATTGTCTGCACAAGTTATTTCTTTAAAGAAAGAACTTGACAGATTAGCAGAAGAGAATAATAACATCCGTACAATAGATGGTTCACATAAGAGTCTGAATGGTGATTTGCAGAAGCAATTGCAAGAAGCTCAGAATGAATTAACTTTAATTAAAACAATTGGGCTGAACTCACCTGAGATGATAGATTTAAAAAAGAGATTAGGAAACTTAGAGCTAGAGAATAAAGCTTTAGCTGAGAAGGTATCAAACTATCAGCAG